ATCGTCTCGCAACGGTCTTTCCATTTTATTCTTAAATATATCTTTTTCAAAATCAATAGCGGCGATTAGTAAATCGAGCAAATCCTCAGTTACTAATCCTTCTTTGATTTTTTCTTTTTCTTGCTCGTTAAGGTCTTGCCTTCTGGATTCCAATTTTCAACCTTTTCTTCTAATTCTTCTTTTGTTTCAACTTTAGCCTTGCTCATAGATTGTGCCATGGCTAATCTGTCAGCAATAAACTTAGGTTGCTCAGGCTTAGGTTTTTCTGTAACCTTATAATCTTTACCTAACCATTTTAAAAACTCATCAGACTCTAACACTTTCCACTCACCATCACGCAAACAATGAACGATGCCTTTTTTCTTACCAACTAAAGTAGCAATAGGGGTACTATAAAAATTACCACCAGACTCTAACCGAGGTCCATAATGGGTTTCATTAGGGATAACAACCTCCTCTGGGTAATCTACCTTACCAACTTCGTATTTTTCACCTTTAGAGTTCTCGTATATATAAGAACCTCTATACGAAAGCATAAGCTCATAAAATTCTTTTAAGTGCCGTTCTTCACTTACTGTAAAGTATTGCTTCGTATTTATAAATTTAAACTCCACCTTGTCCTCCTTGAGACATTACTTGCTGAGTCTGAGCATCAACCGCCATCTGTTCTTGAGCATTTTGCTTGTCCATAAGAGCTTGCTGCTCCTCAGTCTGTATTTGTAGTTCTTTTTTAATTTCTGCGTCTGTTTGTAAGAATCTTTGCCAATCATGTTTAACAAATTTCTCTAATACATTTTGGGTTAAATTCCGTAACTTGGTCTGCCCAAGTGGCGTTTGATACGTAGGCATTTGCATCGCCTGATTCAATAATAATAAAGCATCCTGTTTCTCTTGATCAGGGTCCGTTACCCCAGTTAAACTAGGAACATCTATTAACATATCATATACGTACGTTTCCTTGTCCTCAGCATATTGCTGATTAAGAGCAAGAACCATAGATGCCACCTCTACTAAAACCATACCATATCTACGCTTCCAACCAAAACTTTTACGAGCAGCACCCATACTCCGCAATTGAGAACTTGTAGCCTTTTCATTTGGGTTCGCATTAAACCCTTGACTTAAATCTTCAGCAGTTAAATTACTCCGCAATAAAGCAGCNACACTCGACATAAGTGGCGGTAAGTTAGGAACTTGACCAGGATTATCTATTAAAGGTCTTAACCCCTCCTGATTTGTAACCTCCCAAATCTCACCAAGACCCCATTTTGGTTGCTTAGTGAAATGAGTACCAGGGTCTTTTAACGAGTGGCTTAAAGGTTGTGTAACCAACAGCATCAATATACATATTAAACAACTCGTTATATAATCTCTGCGTCTGCTTACCAATATCAACAGCAGACAACCCCTCTAAAGTACCAGGTAATTTATCAGTAACAGCCAAGACAAAAGGAAACCTAATCCCTTTATATGGGGATACTTTATTCGATACAATAACCTTGTTATCTATCATAAATATCTGACGGATAACTTCATCACCAACCTCATTATACGTAGCTAAATATATCTCCTGGACTAACACCTTATCGTCATGCTTTTTCTTTTTATGGGGAACATCCCTCTCTGAATCTATCTTATCTTGGAATGCCTCGTCAGAAGAACCAGTACCATCAACTACATTATCACTTCTGTACTCTTCTAACTTACTTTTGTCCCAACCCAAATCTTCAGCCATAATCTCTAACTCATGAGGATATACATATTTCACATGAATAGCATATTGACTCTTCTTAAAATCACTTACATTTGGCTCATACAAAAATTGGTCAGGGGGCAACCATTCAATACAAATATCAACTCCATCTTTATTTACCCACTTGACCCTTGGTCTAGCCTGTTCACCACCAAGTAAACTACGCATAACCTCTAAAGGAGATGGGTTGCTTAAAACAGCAACTTTCTCATTCTTATTCTCAATAGATACCTTAACAGCAGATGGACTACGATATATCTCAGCCCCAGTTATATGCTCCTCATACCCATCAATTAAATAACCTATACTACGTAACTGTTCGTTAATCCTTTGCTCAACAGTAGAAATACCATTACGCTCTTCATCAGTCGGCAACAAAGAAGCAGGCCTAAAGGTTACAGGATACTCCTTTTCCTCGACAGAAGAAACAACAGCAGCCTTCCTTGTATCAATAGCAGGCTTTAGTTGATGAATAAATAAATGAGACATATCAACATCCTGGTTGTTAGCCCGCATGTTTAACTTCTCATCTATCCCCTCATAAAATAACCTGTTCTCTTCATTAACCTCTTCAAGCTCATCTTGACGACCCTTAGCCTCCTCATAAATATTCTTCAAGAAACCTAACTTGTCCTCTTCATAAGAGATACCTGAGATTTTTATATCTTTATTCTCTTCCATAGTTTACCCTAACTCGCATACCCTCTTATTCCAAACCCCTTAAAAGACTCTTCGTCACGATGGCTAAAAACTTGCCATACATCTATATCGCACATTATCACAATGGTCATCATTACGCTTAATCACTTGCGGTTTAGCCCTATCCTCACCCGTCTTTGTAGGTGCTTTCCATGAGAAATTACGCATCTGCCAATCTGTATTAGGACAGTTTTTNAATACAAATANCTTAGGNCCAGAACCTATCTTGTTCTTAGCCATATCACGTACCTTATCTATACCACCAGTCACATTATTATTAGCCAACATAATACGAGGGAACGACTCTTGGAACTTAAATAAAATACTGTCACCACCCCAATTTGTCTTTTGACCCTTAGCAGCAGGGTCAATATAAATATCGTCTATGCCCTCCCCGCCACATAGACCTTTTATCTCACTACATACCTCGTCAACAGAACCTTTTAAACTCGCCTCCCGATAACAATAAATCTTACCATCTAAATCCTCAGCAAACCAATTCACAGCAGTATCTTTAGCAGGATGAGGGTCGATTACTATACTCTTATGCCACTTCTCACTAATCTGGAAAGGCTCTACAAAATTATGATTACCATACTCTTTCCAAACTAAACCCTCTAAATATGTGAACTTACCATACATTCTCGCAGCTCTAATAGCTGGGTCAGTTATAGAAGCCTCTAATTCCTTTAAAGCCTTAACATCTGCTGTCGGGTTGTCATACGCAGACATTGTAAAGACATCTATATCCTTAGAAGTAGAGGCTTTCATATATATATCACTATATAACCACTGGCTATAATTCAAAGGAGTCATCGCAAACAAAATATTAACACCTCTTGTTACCTGTCTAGCTAAATTCTCTTGGTAAATCTTCTCTGGTGGCTCTTCGTCATGGGCTATAATATCCCGAGGAGGACCAGCATATGACTGTAAATCCTGTTGGTATGTCTTAAACTCCGTAAAACTACCATCATCTAACCATAAAACATGAAACTGCTTATCATAAGCCTTCTCAAAACTACCACCCCTCAAACCAGGCCATCTACGCTCTTTACCCTCAAAAGTCTTACCCTCAAGTAAACACTCCTTACGAGGGAGTATACGCTTAAAAGTAGGTATCGCTACAGATTCAATAACACCAATATCCTGATAACATATTCTACCAAATACAGGACCACTCTTATTAGGCCTGTAAGGATGCACCTTACCAATAGTCCAAGCTAACTCATTATTAGAAGCCCAACTTTTGCCCGAGTTTGACACTATAACACCACCCTCAATAGCAAATAAATGAGAATCATTATCTATCATTATATCATAAGTTGGAAGTTCGCCTAAATAATCCCTTGAACGAAAAAGTAATTTACTACCGCAACTTTTCTTTTTTAATAACTTCTTGTATCTATCAGCTAAACCATTTTTAACCCCAGGAATCTTAATATCGGAAAACTTACCTAAAGCCTCATAATTACTATAAGATAGATTGAAACCATGTTTGCCACCGTCACCTAAAATTGTACTTCCGTATATACCTAAACGAACCTCTAATAACTTCTTTAATTCTGAAATAAGCTCATATGAAACACTTGTATAAGCAACACTTGGCTGACCCCATTTATCTACATAAATAGAACCGTCAGTAGCTATTAAACCAGCAACAAATGACTCTATAGACTTTGTACTCCAACCCCAAACCTCTTTCGGAATAAACTTCGTATGGCTATTAGTGCCTTTCAGCCCAAGAGATTCAAGCCAAACACGTAACGCAGATTTTCTGCCAACTAACTTAGACTTAAACTTATATTGGATTGGGTTCTTTAACTGACAAATCTCTACGCCTAGACTACTCGCATAATCACGGATGTCATCAATCAAAGTATCATCTGCACAAGTAAACTGAATACCTTCAACACACAAACAACCATCACCTAATAACAAACCAAGAAGTAAGGCATATTTATTGTCAACCCCATAATCACTACCAGTAGGACGCAAAATAGAATTGCGACCACTTGTAACACTTGAAATCCCTTCTAACTTAGTTTCCTTATCACGATGACATTCTTTTTCATATAAAACCTTATGATCATCTGTACATCTTACAAATACATCAGTATTACGTTTACCAAAACGATACTCATATACATCCTTCAAACCATTTGAATATACAGCCCTAACAGTTGATGGTACTAAAATACCATTATCATAACCCAAAACCGTATCGCCAACAGATAATTCATCTATTCGGCAACTACTACCATTAGGTAGCAACACCATCGTATCACCAAGCAAACACTGATTAGCAGCAAATAAACCCCTCGTGCCAGCTCGGCTCTTATGAAATCGCAACTGGACAGGATTAGGTTTGTAAAACCGCAAACTCTCCTCTTGTAACCTACGAACCTTCTCTAATTTAGCCTGGTGTATATCCATTAACCCTTATCAACCTCTACATACCCCTGTGTTATAGCATATGCTTCAGGGTGGTTCTTATAACAATGTGCCTTTAAAGCTACCTCTGTCTCTTCATGAGTATAACCCATACAAACAGAACTACATAAAGGACATTGTATTATATACTTAGACTTCGCCATCTAACATCTTATCCAATTCAGCGTCACTATAATTATCAGCATCTTTACGATTATCTATCACCTGGTTCAATACAGTCTGAGGGATTATGGCACGAGCCGCTTTAAACCATTCTTGAGTATTCTGTACCCTCTCTTTACTAGCTAAACGTAAAGCCTCATACTTGCTTATACGCTTTGTACTCGTACCACGNGTGTCCTCAGTCTGCTCAATACTAACCCAATCACCATCNANCTCATCNAACTCTATTATACGGTTGGTTAGTATATCATCATATTCTTTAGCAGTAGCTAATAACCTACCCATCTGCTCAAGTACCATTACATCATTAACTGCCTTGGCAGCAGGGTTTAANGCNCCACTACGCTTCTGTAACCACTTACGGATAGTCTTAGGCGACTTAACATCAAAACGCTCCATTAACTCATCTAAAACTACCTCTTCAGGCTTGTCCTTAACCATACGATAATACTCACGACACACCTTGTCCTGACGTACCCGAGCATCTTTACTCTTCTGCTTTAACCACTTCATGTGGTCCTTCGTCTCTCTACTTATTGCCATCTTTACCTAAAAAATCCTCTATAGTTGAACTCGATAACTTATCCCTACCACCATCATCTACATATACATCAAAAGTAACATCCACCACTACCTTAGTACCATATAACTCCTCAAAAGCATCAAATAACTCTGTCAACGTCTTCTCTAACCTACTTCCACTCATTCTACACCACCCAATAGCTTAATTTGTACTGAATGCCTCATAAACTATCCTGACTTACGTAATCGAAAGATAAAGAACCTGGACCTTCAGTGAAAAATAAAAAAGCATCCCGATAAGCCTGCCTATCGGCTTCGCTAATATTTCTAAACTCAACAGAACCCATCCAGTCCTTAAGCTTGTAACAATAATAAGTATGGGCCTTACTTATTGAAGTGACCTTGTAATAGCTATCTTTAAATATCATAAGCTATTCTGTCCATCACATACCATAACAGCACGTAAACGCTCTATATGACACCACATAGGGACATTAGAGCCTCTACCTAAATCTATATAACACACGTCAATATCAATCATATCTAAATTAGTCCTCATTATAAATTAGGTTAAGTTGATGGGAGTTATAAGGGTAGGTACTATATATACGTAAGGTGCGGTACACTTTTCTCCCTCCGTTGCCCCTATCGCCTGTTTGGTGTATATCCTGCCATTTATTCATTATAGCTCGTCGTCTTCTTACTCCATACATCATATTCAGGCTCTAACATCTCTCTATTGTCATCTATAATATGCTTGATATTAGCAATCTCCCTACTTACTGTTGCCTCTGATATATATAATAATTGGCTGATCTCTGGTATTGTATACCTTTGGTATTTATACCGGGCTATATTCCGCTGCCTATCACTTAACGGCAAACTATCCAGTGTCTCACCTATACCACTATAATCAGCAATACCCTCATTCTCAACTAGCTTCTTACAAGTTAATCCATTATACCTATTATCATCTCTTTGCTGTTTAGCAATAAAGTTTACCATTTCAACCTTCTGCTCGTATGTCAATAATCTATTCATGTCATCGGTCAAGTATCTCCTACATGCTGATTTAAATCTATGATTCATATATTTATAGTCTTTCAAAAAAAAGTATAGTTATGGCAATCTTTAAAGTGTAAGTAAAATATAAAATGAAAATCAATTTTATAACTTAAAAATAAAATTGATTTTTTAAAAATTTTACTTACACTTATAGTATTAAATATTCACTAAAAATCTTCTCATATTATGTTAACTTAAAGTAAAATAAATCATTTATTTTCACTATTATAGTAAATAAACGTATTTTTGTCAATCTACATCTAAAACAACGGTTGAAAACGCAATAGATTTGCTGTTTTTACTAAAAACATGTAAAAACATGATAAAACCTAAAAAACAAAGCATTTTAAGGCTCACTACGGCATTTAAATACTATAACCTATGTTATAGCATACCTAAAAATATAGCCCTTTAGAAAAAATAAATCTTTCAAATAACTAAAAAAAACCTTGACAATATTAAGTTGAACGGTTAAGTTTACTATTGAAAGGTCGATATGCTTAATAGAGTATATCATAACAATAACTTTAACAAAGGATTTAAGATGTTAAAATTACAAATTTACAGCGAATCAGAACTAATTTATGGTGAGTCTGAATATTTAACAGAACGATTTGACATAACCGAAGAGGACATAGAACAATGTTCTATTGACATGTGGGATGATTGCGACATGATAAAGGTTGACAATGAAATATTCTATTTTATTACTTGCTTTGATAAAGATAAAAATATAACCTATATAATAACGTATGACGAACCCTATGATTTGCCAAAAAAGGCATTTAGAATGCTTCTATCTTTATTTGAAGGCGGTTCAATTCTTTCTCGGAATTCATTAAGATATAATAGACATTATAACGATAATTGCGAAAATAGTTGGAAATCGTGGGAATCTATGGAAAATGGTATTGCTTGGCGTGGTGGTTCTGGGGTATGCATACGGAATATATGAGTATACAAGATAATCAGGTTAAAAACACTAAACAAAGGATTTAAGATGTTAATTAAAGAAGTTAAAACTTATAAACTGAATGAGTTACCAGGCGAAACAAGACAAAAGGTTATTAACAATTTTCGTTATGACGATTATTTTCATCAAGGTGATGAGATTGTAAGCGATTTAAAACAATTATGTAAAATCTTTAATTTTACTACTAAAAAACTACCGCTTTGGTGATAGAGGGGAGACCGTATCTATTGAGTTTAACAATGAAAATATAGAAAACTTGGAAGGCGTAAGGCTTTGGAAGTATATCAATATTAATTATAGTGACGAATTAAAGGAGACAGAAGAGAATCTTGAGTATTGGCTACACAAACCTATTGCTAGTTTTATGGAAAAACCTACAAAATACACAACTTTTCAAGATTTAATCGAAGAGATAGAGCATTTTTGCATAAAGATTTACAACGACAAGTTAGAATATTGGTACAAAGACGAGACAATTATAGAAGAAATTGAAGCAAACGAATATGACTTTACAGAACAAGGAAAAATATTTTAAATTATTATACTAAAAGTAAAGCTAATAAATAAACTAAGAAAGAAGGAAAGACCATGTTAAAACGAGAAGGAAACAACGTACTCCTGACAGGAGCAGACAAGGGAAATTATATAAAAGAACATTTCGGACAAAAAGTAGAAGCCCCAAAGGAAACGAAAACAAATGGCTTCGAAATATCTTTCCATAGTTTAGCCGACTATAACAACGGCAGACTGATAACGGAACGATTCGATTTAGATTTAATTGATAGCTATAACGAACTACAAGAGGAAATTAAAAACTGGCTCGATAAAGTAACAGAGAAGCTAAATGATGGCGAAACAAGGGAGGAGTATATCGTTTGCTATTATGAAAATATTCCAAGTGGATATGTCGGAGAATATGACATAGACGCTGAATTTTTTGAATATAAAAAAATAGTTGAAGATTCTTACTATGGTGTTGAGGTTTTTGAGGCAGGCTTGGATTGTGGTATAAATTTAGCTGATATTGAGGAGGCGTATAACGGAGAATACAATTCAGACGAGGACTTTGTTCAAGAATTGCTAGAAAGTTGCGGGGATATACCAACAAATTTACCGCACTATATACATATTGACTGGGAATCAACTGCACGCGATATTATGTACGATTATAGCACAAGCAAAGGACATTATTTCAGACAGTTTTAATTTTAAACTAGAAACCAACCAACAGGGCGGATAATATCCGCCCGATAGAAAGAAGGAAGTGGAATGGATACAAAACTAATAAATTTGATAGATTTAGGCTTTGAGGCAAAAATGACAATGTATAAAAACAGACTGGAAATAAACAGACCTCGAAAAAGGGACGAAACGATTCGCAGACATTTTGATTCAACTGTATACATTGATATATCAGAAATAACGGAATTCCACTATTGTGAGAATAAACAAGGAGAGATCGCAAGGTACACCATAAAATAACAGAAAGTGAGGTAACGGGATGGATAACAAACCATACCAACCAAAACCAACAACCGATAAGTGGTGGCATCTGCTATCACTTACAATCGGGGCTATAATTTTAACAATCAGCTTGCTACTATTGGGCAGCTGGCAATAAAGGAGAATAAAATGGAAAAAGAAAAAGACTATAAAAATATGTGCGTTGAATGTGGTAACGATACAAAGCTTAGTTCTGGTCGATTTGTTGACCGCTACCCAGTTGACGATTCAGACGAAGTAAATGCTGAATCGGGGAGACCGTTTCCAAAAGGTCGTTATTGCTGTGCTATATGTAATGAAAAAATAGAAAAAAATAAAGGGTAATAAAGAATGTCACACAAGCAAGAATTTTTTAAAATCACATCTTTACATAGAGACGATATTAAATACAATTTTCCAAATGTAAGCCCTAAAATAATAGATAATATCAGTGATGAACAAATGTTAAAGCTCGCATCTGATATGGAGAACGACTACTGCGAACAACTTTTCCATCAACACCTTAAGCTATTTGTTAAATCCTATAATCTTATAGATATAGCGAGAGAGAAGCTCTCTAAACATGCTAAAGCAAAGCTAATGGCGGACATACTTGAAGACAAAGAACTACTTAAACTTATAAAAGAGAGGTTGAACAAATAGTGTCAGTAATAAAATGTTATAGATGTGATAGGCTAATAGATTTAGATTTTGATTGTACGCCAATTACTAAGGCAGAGTTGCCTTTGTTAGATGTAGAATCAGAATTTGACTGGGTTTGTGAATTTTGCCTGTCGGTGAGAGAACTAGATTTATTAAACGGGGAGGGATGATGTGCATTAAAAAGAAATATATGAGTTATCGGCATGCCAAATGGGATTGCCAGCAGTTAAACCATAAAAGGCAAGACACGTATGTTGTATATATGTGCCGTAGCTGTAATAAATTCCATGTTGGCTCTATTATAGAGCATGATATAAATAGAAAGAAAGTGAAGGCTTGCGTATGAAGTGGGTAAAGTGTATTAAATGCGGACTACAAACAGCCCTAGATGCAAACGGCAACTGCCAGAGATGCGGAGCTAGTCAGGATGTTAAGAAATGAGAGAGGAATTATGCGTAAACCTAACTCGATGCTTAACCCGCAAGAATAAGGTTAAATGCGATACACCTTTACTAATGAGCATCAATGATAGAAGTTATATCGTCAAATGGCGGTGTGCCGTATGCGGTTATGAATACGAGCCGTCCGTTAAAAAGAAAAGGAACGTTAAACGTGTCTCATCATGTAATAAGAATCTTTGTAAAGTTTGTCAATCAGAAAGGTTAGATGGCAATGGTTACTATATGCGTAAAGTGTAAGAAAAAACGCTCTTGGAGGTCAATCAAGAGTAGTCAAGTATCTAAATGCTGGGATGTTTATGGTTTATGTTCTCAGTGTGCTAGTTGTAATGATGTATATAGAGATAAAACTTGTAAGTCTTATAACAAATCTACCGAGAGCCATTTCAGGATAAAAAGAGAAAAAAGGTTTAAACCTGTGCTTCATATCGGGTTACGCTTACGGGGTGGTAAGTTTGCCGAATGGGCTAACGATTATTGTAAGGAGAATTTATAATGGTAGTAGGAATGACTTGTACCCAGTTAATCGCATTAAAAGATGAAGCTGATATGTCTGATAAAGAGCTTGCTTCAGCTTTAAATTGCGGTATTGACACCGTTGAGAGATATTGTAGCGGTAGAATGGTACTTGGGTTCGATAAGTCAGTTACGGTGTATAGTATATTGGCTGAAAGGATATATAAGCTCGATAAAGAATTTGCTAAAAAAGAAAACGAGATGGATGATGATTAATTTAAGCCACCTAGAACTAGAGAGTTTACTCACTAAAAGTAGATTAAGTAAACATGAGCTAGCAAGACGCACTGGCTTTTCGTAGAGAAACTATACAACGAATAGCTAAGGGGGGACAAAAAAACTCCGTTCCCTGTCGCTATCTGTATATACCAAGCGATACAAGAAGAGATGGAGAATGGTAACAAATGAGTAAAGAATATAAAGATGATAATGAGAGCTTACATAACGACAGTAAATACGAAGTAGATGGTGGTACAGCAATAGTAGGGTATTTAATAATAGCTTTAATGTTTATTATAGCCAGCTTAGTGTTTTGGTTTGGTACGGAATGGTTAATTGGGTAGTATAAAATAAGCCCAGTACAATAACATACTGGGCTTTCGAAAGGAATGAATAAAGAAGCAACCAAAACAATAAACTCAATAAAGAATATAACATATTTTGAGGATAAGTCAAGCAAATTAAGTAATATTTATTTTATTTATTTTACAGTTTTTGCTTGACAAACATTCAGAATTGGTTATAATAAAAAAGAACGAAGTTCGCCAAACGCTTTAAAGATGTAGAAATAAAAGCAATAATTATTCTTGCTTTTGTGTGGCAAGATATAGAAAGGAAGAAAAATGAGACTAAAAATCACAAACAGGGTCAGCAGTATTAAAGATACTATGTGTGAAGTGTATAACTTTATGAACGAAGCTGACTATCTAATGTTTTCAGATGATGATGTAAATGAGATAGCCCAAGAAGTAGATGCTGATATTAGACCCACATTCTTGGATGAGAAAATATATGATGCTATACAATGGCGTAAAGATATAAGATTGGAGAGTTTATAATGGCTTTTATTAAAGCAAAAAAAAGTGGTATATGGTTAAGGATGGCTTTATGCTCACCGTCTGGTGGTGGTAAAACAATGACATCTTTATACTTGGCGACTGCTTTAGCTAAAAAGTATGGGTATAAGATAGCTTTTATCGACTCGGAAAGAGGATCGGCTAAAAAGTATGCTGATTTGTTTGATTTTGACGTATTAGAATTAAAAACCTATGAAGTTGAGAACTATATAAAAGCTATCAAAGAAGCCCAGAATAATGATTATAAGATTTGTGTTATTGATTCACTCACTCATGCTTGGGCTGGCGTTGGTGGTATCTTAGATGCCCATGGTGATGCTACTAAGAAGTCTAGGTCCAAAAATAGCTATACAGCCTGGCGTGAAGTTACGCCATTACACAATAAGTTTATAGATGCGATGTTATCGTTCAATGGTCATCTTATAACTACTATGCGTACTAAGACTGAATACGTTGTTGAAAAGGATAGTAATAATAAGACCCATATAAATAAAATGGGGATGGCTCCGATACAACGTGATGGTATGGAATATGAGTTTGATATTGTCGGTGATATGGATTTAGAACATAACTTTATTACCTCTAAGACACGTTGCCGTTCTTTGGATGGTAAGGTATTTTATAAACCTGGTGAAGAAGATGATGGTCGTTTAGCCAATACTATTATCGGCTGGTTAGGTGATGATGAAGCCGACAAGCCAGAACAAAAAGAATATGCTACCGAAGAACAGGTCGAAGAACTTGAGAATCTTAGAGTACAATTACGGATAGTGCCTGAGAAATGGGAAACGTCTCTTGGTAAATATAACGCGTCTAAATCTGGTGATTTAACTAAGTCCGATGCTAATGAGATATTGTCTAAGCTAAGAGCTTTAGTTGAGAAAGATGATATTGATAGGTTGATTATGGCTATTGAGCCATTAGAGAAAGAACATTATCCTGTGGCTAAAGCGGTAACGTCAGCACATAAGAAATATATCCCGAATAAGACAAAAGAAGAGTATCTTAAATACTATGAACATTTACAGAATAGAGGAGTAAAATAATGAGCGTGAACAAAGTAATTTTATTGGGTAGAATAGGACAAGACCCAGAGACTAAGGACGTAAACGGTACGACCTTATGTAAGTTCTCTGTTGCTACGTCTAATAAATGGAAAGATAAGCAAGGTGAACAGCAAGAGAAAACGGAATGGCATAATATAGATGCTTGGGGCAAAGTCGGTGAAGTAATAGCCCAGTATTTCAGTAAGGGAAGTGAGATTTATCTTGAGGGTGAATTAAATTACTCTAAAGTAGATGATAAATATTACACCAACATTAAACTAACTAATTTCTCATTTACTGGTGGCAGTAAGGCTACTGGCAGTGACACAGCCCAACCTAAAGATAACTTAAACGAAGACAATTTGCCGTTCTAATGACTACTCCTGATTACATACGGAAATTTAATCAGGTTATCGAAGAAAATCCCGCCTATTTCAAAAGGATAGTTGAGAATAGGTGGGGTTACTTCGGCAAACAACCAGAGGAATGGTTAGTAGAACAAATTAAGAAAGCTAGAGGTTGGCTGTTAGCTAATGAGAGAAAAGGCAAGCAGTATAAGGGATATAAGAGGTTTATGGGTAATTGGCTAAATAGGAGCTATGACTTTGAAAGACCACAAGACCTAAAGACCTATATGGATAACGGACAAGAACAGAAACATTATAAAGATAAAGGAACGAGTAATGGATAACCAAAAGAAAACACGAAGAAGTAATTAAAGAAATAGTCTGTAAGTGTATGACTTTATCGACAGAAAAAATTGACTATGGTCAAAAAATAAAGGCTTCTGCTATTTTCGATAAAGCTAAAGGGGCTTCTATCCTCTCCAAGCACTACGACGCTAAACCTGAACTTGAGGTAGGGAAGTGGGTTATATATAAGCCCAGTAATAAACTCCGATTTATTACAAACCTAGAGGATGGATACGCTGACAATTTAGAATTGTCAGGGGAATCAAACGGTGATCTTTGCGAATTCTACAAACCTCATATTTTCACCGAGAAAGATTTAGAATTGCTTAATACAGATGAAGTGAAGTACGAATTACGTGGCAATGATAAAATTGGCTTTTCGACTAAAAAAGTTGCAAGTAAACCTAATAATTACTATAAAACATTATTCAGTTATCATTACCAAACAGCCCACGAAGCCATTGAGTCGATTGCCAACGCTGTCCTTGCCGAGAATCTTAGATTAAGGACGGTGGAAGGATGAAAATATATACAATAAACAGTCCTGATGAACTTGAACAATTTAAAGATGAATATGGGTATCATGTAAAAGGTTCTTTAGTAGCAAATTGTTCTTTAGATATACAAAAACGATTACTTGTTGATGGTTTTCTAAAAGTTATAGGTAGGTATATCAAAGCAGGTAGGTATATCAAAGCAGGTTGGTATATCGAAGCAGGTTGGTATATCGAAGCAGGTGGGTCTATCAAAGCAGGTTGGTATATCAAAGCAGGTGAGTATATCAAAGCTGTCCTTGCTGAGAACCTTAGATTAAGGACGGTGGAAGGGTGAAAACATATACAATAAACAGTCCTGATGAACTTGAACAATTTAAAGACGAATATGGGTATCATGTAAAAGGGTCTTTAATAGCTAATTGCCCTTTGAATATACAAAAACGATTACTTGTTGATGGTTTTCTAAAAGTTACAGGTTGGTATATCGAAGCAGGTTGGTATATCAAAGCAGATGGGTATATCGAAGCAGGTAGGTATATCAAAGCAGGTGAGTCTATCGAAGCAGGTTGGTATATCAAAGCAGGTGGGTATATCAGAGCGGGTTGGTATATCAAAGCAGGTTGGTATATCAAAGCAGATGGGTATATCGAAGCAGGTGAGTATATCAAAGCAGGTTGGTATATCAAAGCAGGTGAGTCTATCGAAGCAGGTGAGTATATCAAAGCAGGTTGGTATATCAAAGCAGGTAGGTATATCAAAGCAGGTGGGTATATCAAAGCAGGTGGGTATATTTTCTCATTTAATTTTGATATTAGGTGTAAATGGTTTTCAACAAAAAAACTACCTTTTTGGAGAGAGTATTGGGCTAATATGAAGCCATTATTAAAATGGCGTGATGAAATCCTTGACGGAAAAAATTGTTGGGACGACATGAAGAGCTTACTTACAAAAAAAGAAGCAATCGAGGTTTGTGCTTGGGACGGATGGCATCCGCTTATTCGACCACAACTTGAAATGTTTTTAGGTTTAAAAGAAAGACACGGGGTGTCTACAGAAAGGTGAATAATATGAGAGAAATTAAGTTTAGGGCTTGGGATGATAAAAACAAAAAATGGTTATTGGGGTATGAACTAGAAAATCTCGGTGGTTTTAGTTTAACTGGTGAGTGCGTTTTGGTTGATGGGTGGGCTGAAACTGCTTGGGGTTTCATGTTAAGTAAAGACGGTAAGAAACCTAAACACTTAATTGTCGAACAATATACAGGTCTCAAAGATAAGAACGGTAAAGAATTATATGAAAATGATAAAATCGAAGATAATGTTGGTAGGGAATGGGTGATTAAGTATTGCCCTGAACAAGCAACATTCTTATTCCATTATGCTAAAAACGAAAGACAAAGTATTCCTTATGGTAAATTTATAATGAGCCAGTTACCACTCAAACAAATCGGCAATATCCACGAGCCAAAGGAGAAGCATGAGTAGAGTTATTTCATGGTTTTCGTGTGGGGCAACATCTGCTATATCCGCCAAGTTAGCTGTTGATAAGTATCATGATAGGTGTTCTATTGTTTATTGCGATACTGGCGGTGAGCATAAATCAAACAAAAAATTCTTAAAAGATGTCGAGCGATGGTTGGGTAGAAAAGTTATTATCCTTAAGAATGAAAAATATACAGACCATTTTGATGTCTTTGAAAAAACAAAATATTTAGCAGGGGTTTATGGTGCAAGATGTACTATTGAATTAAAAAAGAAGTTGAGAGAAGATTTCCAAAGACACGACGATATTCATATCTTTGGCTTTGATGTGGGGGAAAGAAATAGAATGCAAAAATTAAAAGATAACTTCCCTGAATTAAACCTAGAGTTTAATCTGATAGAAAAGGGGTTATCTAAGTCTGATTGTCTTGCTTTACTAGAAAGGCAAGGGATAGAATTGCCAACAATGTATAAGCTCGGCTATGGTCACAATAATTGCATAGGATGCCCGAAAGGGCAGTCGGGCTATTGGAATAAAATAAGAGTAGATTTTCCTGATATATTTGATAGAATGAGCAAAATAGAGAGGAAATTAAATGTTGCTATAAATAAGAGCTACGCAGGGGACGGAGAACGCAAAAGGGTTTTCCTCGACGAGCTTGACAGCAACGTTGGTCGCATCGACGAAGAGCCTGTAATAGATTGCAGTCTATTTTGTCAAATAGCAGAACAAAATTTCCACGAGCCAAAGGAGAAGCATGAGAGTCATAGGGATTGATGTCGGGTTCAAAGGGGCTATTGCGTTGCTTGGTAGCAAAGTTGACGGCGTTGTTATGATGCCTGTGGCTAAAGGCGAGAAGATATATTTAGATTTGCCTATGATAGTCGGTAGGTTAGAAATGTACCAACCTGATCTCGTTGTCATAGAGAAAGTATCGGCTATGCCGAAGCAAGGTGTCACATCGGTGTTTAGATTCGGTGAACAGTTTGGGATGATACAAGGTATTTGTTCAGCTTTGAATCTGCCATATATACTAGTACGACCTCAAGAATGGAAGAAGAAAATATTAGTTGGGTATCCTAAAGGTGATAAGTCCGCTTCGATAAGATATGTTAAGCAGAAATATCCGCATATTAGTTTATTACCGACTAAAAGAAGCAAAAAAGATAGCGATGGTATGGCTGACGCTATATGTATAGCAGAATATGGGTTAAAGTATGACAATAGAGGATAGATACGAGCAGTCATTAGAGTTGCTTAACCGAGTACACGGCTTCCATATTGATAGGCTAGAACTTATTAAGTCGCTTGACAAAAAGCAATTAGTCGGTTATAATAAGGTGATGGTAGATATATACGAATTTCTTCAAGATAAACCAAAGGGAAGGAAGGATATTTATGGAGGTTAGTTACCCTAAAGATTTTATCAACAAAGTTATATGTGGTGATTGCCTTGAGGTGATGAAGCATATCCCTGACGGTGCGGTGGATTTAGTGCTGACTGACCCGCCGTATGGGGTTAGAAAGGCAGAGGACTGGGACGCCGAAGACTTGTTTAAAGAACAAATCGGGAAATGGTTTAAAGAGTTAAACAGAGTATCAAAAAAGACAATTTGGTTTTGTGCGGGCAAGATGCTCCCTATTATCTTTGAAGCGAACGATGCACCATTTTTTAGGCTTTTACAATGGAACAAGCCTGCTGGGAGTCAATACTCCGGTGCTTCACATAATAATATATGGTATTCAACCGAGCCTATTTTATTATTTGGGGGAGTAGAGGATTTCAGGAAAGTAGGGAAGGACTCCGTTATGTCATTCGCTTCTTACGATGCATTCACTATACCTAAAAAAACCTTTGGACATCCGACATCAAAGCAAGTGAAGTTGTTTGAATGGCTTCTTATCCATCATTCAAACCCCAATGACCTCATCCTCGACCCATTTCTCGGTAGCGGCACTACCCCTGTCGCTTGTAAACAACTTGGTCGTAGATACATCGGTATAGAAATAAACCAAAAGTATTGTGATATAGCTAATGAAAGACTAAGACAGGAGGAGTTGTTTTAATGGACTGGACTAATGAAAAGGCTGTAGCTGTTAAGTATATGCCTATTGTGATACATGGCATACACAGCAAATGGAAAGACCAAATAACTAAGATATATTTCGGTGACTTAATAAAGACTGATTTAAACCCTCATGTTTATTATGAGTTAGTAGATTATGGTGAATATAAGCTATTGATACATAACTACTTCCATCGTAAAGATTATTCCCTAAACGGTATGCATCTAATCCGTAAATGGGATAGCCACCATTTAGATTTTGAGGGTCATGTAAAATGTATAGATAACGAGGGTGAAGTCTTATGGACAGCTACCCGTTCTCATTACAAACTATTATTCCAAAAAGGTGATAGTAATATAGTATATATAGAGCCTGAATCTCATGCTATATCACCAAGTACAGGCGAGCATAGGTGGGCTAACCAGGTGGTGTTGTCTAAGGATATGTTTGAGTATGTCAATATGAAAAGATATTGGAAAGATTTTGATATACATATATGGCCAGTATTCCGTAGGTTCCATATAGATAGATGGCAAGACTGGAACGACTGGAGAATAGAACGTAAGTTTGGTAGAGTAAGAACCGCGGGGTTATTATTTAAAAACCCAGCTAAATTATATAAATACGCACGTAGCTGTGGGATAGTGAAAGGTGTTTAGGCTACCAACTCATTACCATGATGATGGTTCTGAGGATAAATTCACTATAAATGCTTTTACATTAAGACTAAGGGCTATTTGTCCTAGATGTTGTAATTATATGATAAGACGGACTAAGGATGGTAAGCATTACTTTGAATGTTGTCGTAGAGTATGGGTTAAATAAGAAAGGGAATAATGAATAACGAGACACCACAGGATTATCAAACAGAACAGCTTGTGTTAGGAGCTTGTTTGAAAGACCCAGAAGTAATAAGTACGGTATTGGTACAGTTACGGATGACTGATTTCTTTAACCTTAAGCATAGGACTATATATACCGCTATAAGCTCACTAGAGACCCGTGGTGAACCTGTTGACATATCTACCACCTACAATGAATTAAAAAAAATAAGCCCCAAAGATAAAGATATGAGGGGGTATCTTGTCGAGTTGGCAGATGAGTGTATAAATAGCCCAACTGCTAACATAGAATACTGGTGTCGTATTGTACGTGAGTATGCACAGCTCAGAGGTGTTATAAATACGTTTGAGCAGTTGTTAGATAAATGCCGTAAAGGTCAAGAACCAGCACGTAAATTAGTAGATGAAGCAGAGACAGCTATCATGGAAGCTAATACTGGTAATAGTGGTGATACTTTCGATTCTATATCACACGCATCTGAGCTCGTTATTAACGATGTTGAGTCTACGCTAAGAGGGGAGAAAAGGTTTGTTATCTCTGGCTATAATGACCTCGATAATATATTACATGGGTTTGCCGATTCTAATCTATACCTTATAGCAGGTAGACCTGGTATGGCTAAGACAAGTTTGGCAATGAATATAGCAGAGAATGTAGGGAAAACTAAAACTGTTGGGTTTATGTCTCTTGAGATGGGCAAAGAGCAACTAGCTGAGAGGTTATTATTCTCTACGGCAGGAGTACCAATAGCCAAGTCTAAACCAACCTTTAATGAGGGTGAAGTAATACCCCCAGCACTCACAGAAGAAGATAATAGAAATTTATTAGTAGCTAAAGAGAAGTTGGATAAACTAAAAATAGAAATAGATGATACCCCAGCATTAGATATACAAACACTAAGGTCTAAAGCTAAGCAATTAAAATCTAAATGTGGTATTGAACTACTTATAGTTGACTATATCCAGTTAATGGCAGGGGTTGGTAATAACAGGACTGAAGCTGTTGGTGAGATTTCAAGAGGGTTAAAAATTATAGCTAAAGAACTACATATACCCGTGATAGCCTTATCGCAACTATCAAGAGCTTTAGAATCAAGACCCGATAAGAGACCACAATTGTCTGACCTAAGAGATTCAGGATCGCTAGAACAAGATGCTGATGCTGTTATATTCTTGTTCAGGGAAGAGATGTATAAGCAACATCTAGACCCACAAGATCCAAATAGACTGTTAGTAGAGGGTAAAGCAGAACTAATTATAGGTAAAAACAGGCACGGTAAGACAGGTATAATACATTTAGCTTGGTTAGGTGATAGAACTAGGTTTGAAAACTTATCGTTTAAAACAGAAGATATAAAAATATAGGGTTAAAATTTAGGCGTCTTGACCCTGTTAGTAACATTTATCCTTATATATATAGCCCTAGATGACCAAATGATTCTAGGGCGTTTTTATATCTATTTGTTAGAATAAGAACTTTATTTGTTCTATTATTGTCCCCTATAATGGAATTACATGACAACGAAATAAGACAAAACGTTTACATTTATCAATAAATGTATACAGTTTGTACTAAAATGTTCTAATATCGTATCGGTATTGGGGTGCGTTTGTACTCTTGTAGCGTTCATTAACATAAAAAAAGCCACCCTATTAAGAGTGGCTTGTTATCACAATTTGTGATGACATCACTATGGTAAACTAAAACTTATCATCCCATATAAAAATACCTTATCACCTCTATCATCTACTGGGAATAACTTAGCACCTATACCAATAGGTAGCTTATCGAAAGCCTTACACCCAAACTCTAACATAGTGCCACCTTTTTGGTAGTCATCGCCGTTATTAACCTCGTTTAGTACACCAAACCCCGATGAAGCATAAAAGTCCCACCATGATTCTTTAAGTGTTACTTGGCTAAGATTCCAAGCAAAATAACCTTGTTTCTCTGGCCATTCATTACGGATTTGATAATATCCCGTACGGATTTTATTAACAAAACCTTTAGTCTTTTTGAGATTCATTTCAAAGCCAGTAAAATAAGCTAGGTGGGATGAACCACCGTCAATAGTCATACTACCAACCTCAAAGGTAGGGTTAGCATCAGCACCAAAGGTTACTGATATAGGCACGAGTAATAGTAATAATGTTAATAGGTATTTCATTCTGAAATCTCCCAGTCAGTAGCTAATAAGTCAGTTTGAGATGCTGACCAAGGGGCTACATAACCTTGGGCGGTTTTCATCGCTATATAAGCACCATACTGGACGGTTTCTCCGAATTCTTTTTTTGCTACTTCAGTTCTTGTAGCGTAAGTATCTGATGGGACATAATAAAGAAACATGCCTTTACCATTCCAACCCATTCTATATACTTTTTGACCTTTTTTTAGTAATATTAAAGCATCCTCAAATCCTAAGTCTGGTCTCATAATTTATTTATCTCCTAATAAGGTTAATTTCTTTGTAGTTTTCCAACCAGCATGGGCTACTTGAGATGTAAATTGTCCACCTAAAGCATAAGCTACAATAGCTTCAAATGACATGGTTGGTGCGAATAATTGGGCTAAACACCACATAGCACCTAAATTCAAGATACCTGATATAGCAGGTGCGGTTAGTGGAAAATCAGCAGGTAATTTCTTTTTAACCCAGTCAGTAAGAGGAACGATAAACGAACCTGATACTAAAGGGTAAAGATACGATAATGATTCCATTGTAAATCTCCTGTTTTAAAGCCCTCTAAGAGCTTTGTTTTTCTACCTATGTTCTACTATGGGTAGGATATTTTTCGTTTAAAATAGAGCATTTGTCCTAAAAAAGATGCCTTTAAGGTGCTTTAAATAGGGGTAAAAAACGTACTTTTAAAAAGCAAGGACTTGGACTGTCTTGTGGCGAGTATCGAATTCGCAACGTCTTAAATCCACCATCTATCGTGCGGTGTTCTGCCGATTGAACTACACAAGACCGATATATCCTGTCCAAGTCGCCTACTTTTTTGCTTGGGAGCAGTTGTTATTCTACTACTATATCGAATGCTATACCAAAATTCATTTTTTTTTGCCTTTCTGTAGCACTGTCACACTATAAACCCACGTGTCTGGGATAATTATTCTTCTATTGTTATGACCATTCACATCATCTAAATCAGCGAATAATACATAATAAGGATTACTTTTACTAGCTTTTTTGTATAAAAAACCAACCGATATTACTGGGGTCATGCTTTTCTTGACATATTCCTCTACTTCAGAATTGTCAAACCAACCATTGCTCGCTTCAGCATCCATCCAACTAATCAATACTAAATCATAACTGAATTCTTGCTTAACCTGTTTCTTAGCTTTTGCCATATACCCTCCTTATTTCGGTAGTGAACGAGTTTTAGATGTGCTAGGTAAAGACTTCTTACTTCTACCGACAGAACCACAATCAGTACATCTGAATGAATCGTACAAATTAGCTGTGGTAGTGTAAGGCTTCCCGTGGAATTTTATCTCAGGACTGCCACAGGTAGGACAAGAAGTAACATCTTTGTCTATAAACAACCCTATATTTGGGTGTGGCTGTATCCATGGTCTTAGTCTTAAATAAGTTTCCTCTAATATCCTAACATCACCCCTGTTATATTCTTCCATCTTTTTTAAGTCTGATACATTGCCCCTCATACATCCAACCCATAACTCAAACCCACCAGTATCAATCTTTCTGTTTAAGCCCAATAACTGATTTATGTAATCAAGTTTGTTAGATGATATAGCGAATCTTTTTCTTGCGTGGTCTAATGTATCTATTACTTGATAAGACATAGGTGGGTTCAACCCATGGATTAGAAATCTTGTATTCAACCTTTTAATATCGAACTTGTTAGCATTATGGGCTATAACTATATCAGCCTTATCTAATAAACTCCATATACTTTTTGTGATTTTAGCATCGTCTTGGTCTATTGCTTCCTTAGAGGTAAGCCTATCTGAGAATATTTCTTTTCCAAATAGCCACTTGGCAGACCATGTAAGCATAAACCAATCTGATATAATTTGTGACGGAGCTACATTTTGCTTCCATAGACCCCATGTATAGCTCTGCAACGGGGCTGTTTCTATGTCAAGTACTAAGTACCTTTGCTGGCGATTTAGTAGTATCAACTTCAGGCATCTCACTTATAGGGGGCTTCCACCCTTCACGCATCGCGAGTATAATCTTGTACTCATCTTCATTTAAACGAGGCCTATATTCTGCTGACATTAGTTAGCCCCCGACTGCCTACGCTCCCAACGGTTACACATCCAAATATCTAGGTAATTCGATTGGTCTTCTAATATCTCTTTTTCTTCTAACTTAGTCGATGGTATGTCTATCTCAAGATGGTTGTTACCGTTATGTAATATATCTCTAATCCTCTCAAAGTTACGCTTACAGTTTATAAACGCCTCACCATCACCCTCACCAAAAGTATTCTCATAACAGCTATTCGTGTTGTTATAGACTTCATCTCTTGATTTCATTATTTGTAATTTCTTTATAAAAATAGCAGGTAAATGTTGTAGACTTCTATCCTTCTTAAAATACCTAAGCAATTCTATAACTCTCTTCTCTGCTTCAGTTAGTTCTATCTTGTTTTTATCGCAACCACATACTCCTGTTACATGACAATCTTCACTCATTTACCAGTCCTTTCTATATTCATATCTTATGTTCAAATGTATATGCTGACCACTACCTGAGTCGTGAACCTTTACATATACAAAGCTCTTACCCCATGTATTATACAAATAATTCTCTATATAGTCAAGCTGTTTTATAGAAAAAATAAAACTTCTTAGGTCAGCACCACGACCATCCATATGTGATGAAAAAGGAGAACCATTAACTTCCTGGTTCTCCTTTTCGGTACGCTCAAGGCAAGTAATGATAATATCTTTTTTATACTTCCTCTCGACCTCATAAGCGAGGTCTAAGAGAATAGAACGTAACCTCTTATCTACTCTTCTATGAAGCTCAACTTCAAGTCGAGCCTCATACTCTAATCCATTTTCTTCTTTTAATTTAAGCATTATCTACCAGCCAAACTATCTGCTAAGTTAATCGTGCTTACATCGGGGGCATAGAATTTCTCTATACTAAATTGTTGTGACCCGTTATAAGTAGCTGTAATATTATAGAATCCTTTTGTCGTGTCGGAGGTGAAAGATGAAGTTTTACGTAAATCTATAAACCAATACCCTAAAGTATCTGTATATCCGAATACTGACTCAGAACTAATTATAACAGGCACACCAGACGTATCTACGGCAGTCTTAGATTTAACCCGAATAGCTTCAATCTTTGCCCCGACAATAGCAGAGTCATTTGATTTTTTCAAGTAACCAAATACTCTGACCATATCGCCACCACTAGGTGAACCTACCGCTAAGTCTTGCCCAAATAAAGTGTCTGTACTATTGCCACTAACAACCAAAGACCTCGATGTCCATTCATATCCAGTACCTCTGCCTATAAGGGTATAAGTAGCTGGGTCTAGATAGAAAGCCTTTAACCCTGTGCCGTCTGTGACACCAGTAATAACCGTAGCTCCTGAAGCGTTCTTGACTGTAACAAATTGGTCAGCCGTTGTGGCATCAGCCCCTGACGTGTCGACAGCGTATACGCTAATAGTATCTGAACCTGAACCACTCACAGACCCTGTTGTCCATGCCCCACTCCCATGGTTAGTTGTTTGTAACCTATCTACTGAATCAGCTATTTCAGCCATGTTAGCCGCCGAAATTGTTGCCGAAGCAGAGACCGTACCCTTTTGGTATATAGTTGGTGGGTCAGGATAATAAAGACCTGTGCCATCCCAATAATCTACCTTAGTTATAGCCCAAACAGATGTATCATTTAAGGTGAAAGTGGTGTCTTGGCTTATAACATAACTTCCCGAAAAAACACCATCTTGATATATTACTACTGCAGATGAATCGAGCCTTGTGTCTGTTGTCCTAAATACAGTATGATTGAAACTAGCCCCCCAAGCAGAATACATACCAAATAATAAGATAGGTATGAATACTACCGTGAATATAAACCATTTGTTTTCTTTGCTCATTATAACTTGCCTTTCCTTATATAAACACCTTGTATTTTCTTTGTGACTGAAACAGGACCTCCCGCTACGCCAGTAAATGTAAATGTTACAGTGGTATCTGTAGCCCCGACATTGAATGTATCGACTACATCACTTTCAGTTGCGTACGAAGCTGTACCTATTATCGGGTTAAAAGCCATAGAGTCACCAGAGCCAGCTTTCCACCAATATGTTACTCTTGAGGTGTCAAGCCCATCTGTGCCAACGGCGGAGTTATATATCTCTTGACCGTAATTATTAACTAACACAACCGTACCATTTATACCGCCACCAACATTATCCTCAACGTTTATAGATAAATCTCTACACCACACCATATCATCATCAGTCAACGACCCAAGCCAAGCGGTATCAGAAGAACCAGTGTCAGCAAACGTATTTACCATAGAATCTGTTTGTAAAGTCCAAGCATTATAAAAGAAAGAATGCCCATCCCCTGACATAGTGGTAGCAGTATCTACCCTATAAAACCTAAAACCATTAAATGAATTATTTTGTATACCATCAGCAACTCCACCATCACCATCGTCAGGGGTCCAATATACATGGTAATCATTACTATAGACTAACTCTCTGTCAAAGGTGTTCCCAGTTTGTAGAGAGTCTATCCCCCTGTATCTTAGCCCATAAGCGATGTCGGCATCGTTCAAGGTTACAGCCTCGTAAGTATTATCATACATCTCACAATTAGATATATGAGAATACCAACCAGCCATAATTTCACCCGACCCACTTGGATTTACTGTCGCCCTATAAATGTTATCATGGAATTTAATCCCATCAACACCATATTTTACAAAATTAGCAGTTCCATGGTCGCTAGACCTAACGACAAATCCATGTATATCATTATTATCAACTTCCGATTTAGGGGCGGACGATACAGTAGAAACCTCAACATGAGATATAAACCCACCAGAACCGCCATAGATAGGTGGGCTAGCATTTGTATCTATTATAGGTCTTATTGTGTTACCTGATACAAATACTTTCTCTAACCAAACTAACCCATAGCCACCACCATCGCCATGGTATGAACCATTGAAATTTGTATTAGATTCGTTTACAAAAGCTACGTCTATCGTATTCGTGTCCACAACTATCACACCATGTAATGCTTCTTGCCCATAAGCAAACACACCTGACCAATTTGTCTTGATATAATTATTAGCTACCCTTGCCGTATAGTCAGTTCTTGACCCCGCCGTTAAAGTAGCATCACTAAATCTTGGTCTAATCATTATAGTTACTTGAGGGTATCGGTTCCTACCAGGGAAACCATAACCTTTTGTTTCTAAAGAACAAGCCACTATATTATTATTATACATTACTTGACCAGATGCGTCTATGAGTCTAATACATGCCATATTATTTGCCCAATCAGCAATATCGCTATAGCCAGTATTCCTTATATAAGAACTATCTATTTTAAACCCATTAGAGCCTAAAATATTCACAAGAATAGGGCTTGGGTTTGACGTATCAGAATACCCCCATCCCGCATCAAATCTTACCCGACGTATCTTTAAATCTTCGCAATTAGAAGCATAAACCCCATACCTTGTAGTCCCGTTTGAGTCAAAGGTAATGGTATATTTGTTCGAGCCTTCTGAAATTAAAGCACAAGTATCGCAGTTGTTGAAATAGATAGCCCCTGTGGCTTGTAACTTAACCCCCGACGTGTCCCCCATCAAAATATAAGCCCTATCATTTGTCGTGGCGGTAAAAGGAAATGTTGTTATATGAACAGTGTCAGCATAAGTATGACCATCTATTGTCACTTGCCCCCACGCATTACCGCAGAGAAGCAATAAAAATAATATTAGTTTTTTCATCCGCCATGCCTCGCAGAAGCACCGTCACCTGAATGCCTTACACCGACACCTTCACTAGAATGCCTAGCATTTGGTACGCCACTCTCGTCAGTCCATACAAAGATAAATTCAGGAGTATTACTTGCCCCCTCGGAAGAAGTAAATGTCACTGTCGTAAAAGCAGAATACCCATCATCATATAACTGCACCCCATTGTTATTATCAGCCCCAGTTAGCCATGCGTTAGCATGACAAGTATCTACTGGGATAGCGACCCAACCTGTTGTTGAAAAAGTAGCTGATGAAAGTGTATCGCCGATCCTATCTGCCCCTGTCCCGTCACCATCATTATCACAAGAATCACAAAAAGGAGAACCCTCGGAAAAAGCCCCTGCTGTTGTCCAATCTCTTGCTGCGGCCCCAAAACCTTTTACTGCCTGATTGTGAGTAGCCCCACTAAGAGCATCAATACCTTCAGACCAAGATTTACAAACACGCCACGACCATATTCTTTTACTATCTGATATATCTTCACAATAAACCCTTACTGAACAAGCAACTATTGTCGCTGTTATAGGGATAGAATCAGTTATGCTTAACGCTTTAATTAAAATAGTAGAATGACTAGCGAAAGCGTTTTGAGCTAATAATGTATCGGCTAGACCATAAGGTGTAGTTTGTGAACCTCTATTTAACCATGTATCTTCAATACCACTACTACCCGAAAAAGTTGTAGTTGTTTGGGCAGAAACCGAAGATATAAGTAAACATAAAACTATAAGGTAATATTTATAGTACATACTAAGTACATCCTTCCTATCCAAAGGTTCTCACCGTTGTCAATATTGGTTGTCATCTGGAAACCGTATTGGCTACCATCGCTTAAATTAGTCCTGTTAATATAATATGCCGACCTAGTCCAGCTAGCCCCTGATATAGCTGAAGTAATTAAACTAGTGCTTATTGTCGAGTCGGCGTTTACAGCACTAACCGATGGTATCATTTCAAACAGACTGTCAATAGTTGTCGCACCAGTTTCTCTGTATGTAAATATCAACGAATCTACACTGACCAAATCGTATGGCATTGCATCAAAGGATGCGTATAAGGTATCAATTTCATTACCCACTCCATAAGACGAATCCTTGGCTAAACACATAACGCTAAGACTGTCCATTATTCTAAAAGATAGATGGACTGAATCAGAAACAGGGATTGTATTACGACCCGCTAAACCACTTAACTCAACTACAACTGTTTTTGTGTATGTACTACCTGCCTGTAAAAATATAGCTTCCGCACCTGCCTTTGAATAAACAGCAGTATCACCAGCACCAAGAGTGTCCGAGAAGGTTAAAGAGCTTGTACTATCATAAAAGTTAATATCAGTGACCCCAGTCCCCCATGTAGAATCTGGGGATGCTACGCCTGTCCTCGAAGCAGAATATATCATTTTCATAGAAACTTGATTACCTTGTTCAAACCAGTAACCATCTGCACGATACAAAAATGTCCCGTCCCATTCTGTAGTATCGCCAGTATTATCTAATATTAGTTTTGGATGAGTCCAACTTAAACCACCGTTCCTTGATTCAGAAATAGTAATCCTTTGCCCTGACGAGGTTGTTGTCAGAGCTTCAGCTATTATAGCAATATAATAATCAGGGGAGTAGGGGACGATACTCAAATGCCATATCTCTAAAGTATCAAAAGGTTCAGATGCTACCATATCGGTAGTATCAGTTAGAGTCCAAGGTCCTGTCATAGAGTCTGCCGAGTACATAACAACGGTGTTTTGAACGTCTATAAGATTAAATGGGGGGTTTGTTGGGAGAGTGTCATTAGTAGCAACCATAAACATCTTATATGTCCCATTTGTGTCAACAAATATTGACGGTGATACCTGTGAATTTTCGGATGGCACGGTTAAAATTGTATCAGGGGATGACCAATTTAATCCGTCACTTGTACTCACCCCTACATAGTTTTGGTTTGGGGTCGATATGTCACGTAGTACAAGCCATAACTTGCCACCTTTATCAAATGATAAGTTACAATCACTTAAAGTGCCATAGTCTGCATCTTTTAAAATTGGGTTAAATAAGGTATCACCAGTACCTACTGTCCCAGACGAATCAATAAATAAATGGAAGTCTTTAGGATGTCCTGTGGCGGTATCGAATGTATTTGTTACCCATATATAAGGTTCTTCCCCGGCGTTAATAGAAGATGTAGTAGCCATCCAAACCTTATAACCTAAATAACTCTCGGGTATATAGACAACTGATGGATGTAAGAACGCAGAATCGCTATTAGTCCCAAGAGCAGAATCAGATTGTAGTTTTAGTTCTACCCCGCTAACCGCCCAAGCATTTGATATATCTAAGTCAGTACCGTGATCCCATTGGGATATATAGCCAGTAGCACTTATACCTCCAAAAATAGTAACATCATTCAAAACAGGAGTAGCCAAATCGGCGAAACCAATAGAGTCACCTGTTTCATAATATCTAGGGACGAAACCGTCATCCCCCTATACTAGGAGCAGAATTAACAACAACTCCTTTGATAGAGTCTGCGTCACCATGTCCGATAGGTTGGTATTTAGTATTGCTTTCTAATGTATCAAAATAACTATTCAAACTATCTCCAATCTTTATAGCAATAGCAGAATCTAAGTCTATCTCGGTAGCCACCGAGTCAGTTCCACCCATCCATACATACCCGTTCCCCTTAGCGAAGTTAGGCACATCATTTGTACGACCAGCCCCTATAACATTGATAATACCCTGTGTTACATGAGAACGACCGACCACACCGACCTTTTGGACTAAATTCCCATTAGTAGGTCTTGTGGTGGTAAAACCACCATCTTGAGCCACATAAATAGCCTCACCAACAGATAACGTTGACGTATTCAACCCTTGAACCTCACCAGCAGTCAAAGCATAACCAACAGCGTTATTTGCTATATCGCGTTCTAACAAACCTATGGCTGGCATAGTAGCACTACTCGATGCCTTAGCTGAATCTACATGGGGGACATCAGCAGTCGCTCCACCAGTATAATATACAGGAGTACCTGCTGGTAAAGTTGCCCCAGTCGCATTGTTTCTAACTTTTATTCTTAATGAATACGCTGGGATGTCATCAGAAACTAAAGTATCTGTTCCGATTATTACAGTATCAGTAGAAAGAATATCTGCCCCTGTTATATGACCAGCATTCATGTTCACCGTAGCACCACTTCCCATAGTACCACCAGTTTTTAATAAAGCTAAGGATAGACTATCACTTGTTGCTTGTCTTGCGGTATCCCCAATCTCGGCACGTAATATAGTAGCTGTATCACCTATCAAACCATTAGTCTCCGCAGTAGTAGAATAACTACCAAGACTATCACCTATTGCCGTATCGGCTGACAATAAAGTTGTTAGTGTGTATGCGTTTGTATCTTGAAGTTCTAAATATTGAGTTGTATCAAGAGCATACACGCCCTTTTGGTTAATCATTGAATCTACAAGTTGAGGAGTAAATGACAATGAATCTGTACCGTCTATAAATCGTATAAAGTCATTAACTTCTAGACTATCTACTAAAGATAAACCTGCTCTCCCCAAAGCCCAACCGTCGGCAGTATAAAAGAAAAAGACTGTATCAGACCCTAGAGTATATGTAAGTGTATCAGCAGTACCTAGAGTATCCCATAATCCACCTGACCCACCACCTGAACTTGTATCAATAAATATCGTATCACCTGTTTGCTTCCAACCATTAGTAGTAGATACAGCTTCGGCAACATAAAACGAATCTGTTGATCCACCACCGAATAAACCACTCGTATCTTGAATCGCTAAATATTGGGTAGTGTCTTGGTGTAATGTATCTCCTGTTTGTTTCCACCCTTCTGTTGATAAAGCTGTTGTATCATTTACAAATAACGAGTCTGTTGAACCAGTACCGCCAGTTAAATCAGCAGACCAACTTACAGTACCAGAGCCATCTGTCTTTAAAACATAATTAGTTGTACCGTCTGTGTTCGGCAAGGTATAAGCACTATTCAGTTTTAAATTCCCCCCGCTACTTAGTTCCATCCGAGGGAAACCACCATAAGTTCCAGAGAAAACTAAAGCATTATCCGAACCTTTATGGCGGATATTCCATCCATTATCAATTTCCATGAGCTGGATCATAGCATCACCGCCATCAGCCTTAACAACGAGTCTAGCAGAACCACTTACTCCTCCTATAGTGTCACTCGCGGAGACGATAACACTACCTGTGTCCGCTTGTAATTCAAAACCATAATTTGCTATAAGACTGTCGGCGTTACTTGTTATAGTAATAGAACCAGACGTAGATGTGTCAAGTGTTATATTTGTCCCTGCCAGTAAAGACTTCATCGGTAAATCTACACCGATTTTATTCTCAGCTATCTCATAACCTGAACCTGAATTGCTTGTAGTATTGAATTCGCCAACGTCATAGACATCACCATATCTATACCAAGCATCTGAATACCCAATACTATAACCATCCGATGTTAGTTGAGCTGAATAAACTAAACGTACTTTAGTGTATATCCCTTTATCTGTAAATAAATATTTATCCATAAAATCAATAGATGCTTTATAAATAAAATCTTTGTCCCACGCCCCAATAGTGTTGTTCGTATCTACTAATGTTTCTGTTATAAGTTGGAATGTTTTTCCACTATCTATTGATTTTTGTAATGATAAATGGTACGCAGGGGATGCACCTGTTGGAGCAAGGCTAGTTAGCCAAATACTTGAATCAGGGGATACTCTTGCTTCTGCGTGCCAAATAGTACCAGATGCTCCTGTTGCTTGCGAGGTAGTATCTATCGTAACGTAACCAACTTCCGTAAAAGAGTTCGCACCAATGGAATCAGCTTCCCAATAGAATAAACTATCTTTGGCAAATTCGACTGCGTTTCCAGCTCTTGTTGTTCTATAAGACTGAGTAGTCCCATACATACGATATTTGCCATCATATCGGATGATAGAAGGAGATACACACGAACGACCAACAGCTCTAAGTGTATCAGCTCTTGTATATGAGCCACCATCAGAACTATCATAAGCAGGAGTAGCATCACCATCATCATCATAAATGAACCAATCATCTTGAGTCTCTAATAGCTTGACAGAGGTAGACCAATTTAAACCATCGGTTGTATAAGTTCCCCATATTATAGTAGAGTCAGGGTCTGAAATATCCACAAATAAAGAATCAGGTGTAGAATTGTAAGTCCCAGCCCTCAAATCTCGCCAATATACCCATGTTTTTTCTGTTAATGTATCATAAAATAAAGCAGGGTCAGAATTATAAATGACTGATTTAGCCACAGCCCCAACAAGAGAATCACCGAAAGTTGGGCTACCAACAACAGAATCAATAAAAGGATGCATATTATCAATATCGTTACCAACAAAAAGATGCGGAGATTCATAAGAAGCACCATTGTTATAAGGCGAAGCGACTATCCAATGTCTATACCCATACAATTTATTCGGAAAGTATTTGTAATAAGGATGGACAATATCGGTGCTATCCCAACCACCCGCGACAGAATCCCAATAGACTAGATTTAATTCCTGCCCATTAGGGAATGTAGAATCTGAAGTTGTTGAATCAAACTTTACAGTAGTATCTATAAATGGGTTAATCCATTTATCTATGATAACTCCACCAAATGATTGCATCCTTGTTGATTTCCCTGAATACCACCATGTGCCATCTACATACTTCATATCAAGATTAGCTGTACCGTTGGTATACGTAAGCGAATCTGACGCACCATCAGGTTTAAATGGAGAAGGGGGCAATCCAGCACTAACTGTAATCGCCATTAAAAATACTAATAGAAATAAAATCTTTTTCATACTTGCCTCATCCTCTTATTTAAAACCATATTTTCCATACTATACCACCAATAGCACTTATTGCTACCCATATACCAACCAAGTAACTACGCCAATTTTCTAACTTACCTATGCGACCATTTTGCTTACCAACCCTCTTCTCTAATTTTTCTACTATAACATAAGTTGCTTCACTCTTCGCCTTTAAAGTCGCTTGAGACTCTTTAATATCAATTAAATGTCCCATTATCATGTCGTGTTCATGGTTGTCTATCGGCATTAGTTCTTCCCTCTTAATTTTGTTCTTGTAATAACGTGTTAAATTTCCTTAATTGGGTTGACGCTGGGACACCAGCGACCTTCCCTATAGTTTCCAAAGACCTCGGTAAAGAATTATTACCAGATACAGTTGTTATTACATCCGTAGCGGTTTGGAACCCAGCACCAAATGGACTACTACCATACTTTAAACTACCTCCAAAGACAGGTAGTATCTCTGACATTTCTAATGCTGATGCCCCAATAGCTTTCAAAACATCATCATCACTCTCCATCATATTAGCAAACGCATGGAATGGTGCTGGGAACGGTGAACGTGTTTGTAACACATCCTCGAATAATATATTAGTTGCCATTACACCGACCATATACCTAAAGACTTGCTCCCTTGCCTTAGAATTAGTAATAGAAACATCCCCTATCCCAAGTACGTCTTTGGTTAAAAAACCCCAGTTGTTTATAACGAAAGTCTGAAAAGGAGATATTATTTTACCAATATCAGTCCTCTGTAACTTAGACACATCTATACGACTACCAGAGGCCTGTGATTTTATAACTATATCATCAGCATAACT